TAACAGAAGGCTTAAAAGAAACAGTTAAGGCAGTAGCAGAAGAATTGCAGATCAAACCATCAGTTATTAATAAGGCAATTAAAATCGCACATAAAGGTGATTGGCAAGCCCATAATGCTGATTGGGAAGAAATTGAAGCAATTTTGGATATTACAAAACGTATCTAATAAGTAGTATAATAGAAAGGTCTGTCGGCCATAATCGACATAAAGGGTATTTGTCAGCCTAAAAATGACATTGGAGGAGAATTATGTCTTATGTAGACGCTTGGTTTGATCGCGAGAACGATATTGTTCGAGTAGTTGAACGCAATAAAAAAGGTGAACGTGAGTTCCGTGACATACCTGTCAAACACACGTTCTATGTAAAAGACCCACGCGGCAAATTCCAATCAATTTACGGTGATTCACTCACCCGCATCGTTTGTAAAAACACAAAAGAACTACGCAAAGAACAAGCCATTAATAGTGGCAAGGAAATGTTTGAATCAGACATTAATCCTATCTTTGTAACACTAAGCGAACACTACTTAAATCAAGATGCTCCTAAACTAAATGTAGCGTTTTTCGATATTGAGGTAGACTTTGATCCAGAACGTGGCTATGCAAGTCCAGACGACGCATTTATGCCGATTACTGCGATTGCTATCTACCTACAATGGATGGAAACTATGGTATGTTTGGCTATTCCTCCTAAGAAACTTCCAATGGAAGAAGCCAAGGAAATGGTTAAAGATTTTCCTAACACAATGTTGTTTGATAATGAATCAGATTTACTAGACACATTCCTTGATTTAATTAAAGATGCAGATATTATCAGTGGTTGGAACTCAGAAGGATTTGATATTCCTTACACTACTAATCGTGTTACAAAAGTTCTAAGCAAAGAAGACACAAGACGTTTTTGTTTGTTTGATCAATTTCCTAAGCGTAGAGAATATGAAAAGTTTGGTCGTGATAGTGTAACTTATGACTATATTGGTCGCGTTCACTTAGACTATCTTGAGTTGTACCGTAAGTATACGTATGAAGAACGCCACAGTTATAGACTTGACGCTATTGCGGAATATGAGTTAGGTAAACGTAAAACACAATACGAAGGTACGCTTGACCAATTATACAATAATGACTTTAAGACATTTGTTGAATACAACATTAATGACTGTAAACTTCTAGACGACTTAGACAAGAAGTTAAAGTTTATGGATCTTGCCAACACGTTGGCACACGAAAACACAGTATTGCTACAAACAACTATGGGTGCTGTGGCGGTTACTGAACAGGCTATTATTAACGAAGCACATCGCAGAGGTTTCCAAGTACCTAATCGTACTAAAATGAGCGAGCGTGATGAGAACACCGCGGCCGCTGGTGCGTATGTTGCATATCCTAAAGAAGGTATTCAAGACTGGGTCGGTTCACTAGATATTAACAGTTTGTATCCCAGTGCGATTCGTGCGCTTAATATGGGTCCAGAAACTATTATTGGTCAGTTACGTCAAACAATGACCGAAGAGTTTATTGAAAGTCAAATAGTAAAAGGCAAGTCATTTGCAGCGGCTTGGGAAGGTGTGTTTGGTAGTTTAGAATACACAGCCGTAATGAATCAAGAAATTGGTACAGACATTACAATTGACTGGGAAAACGGCGAAAGCGATGTAGTCAGTGCGGCAGAAGTTTATCGTTTAATATTTGAAAGCAATCAGCCTTGGATGCTCAGTGCTAATGGAACTATCTTTACGTATGAGAAAGAAGGTATCATTCCTGGATTACTAAAACGTTGGTATGCTGAACGTAAAGAGATGCAGGCTAAACTTAAAGAATGTATCAAGTCTGGTAATAAAGTTGAAGAAGAATACTGGGACAAACGACAACTAGTTAAGAAGATTAATCTAAATAGTTTGTATGGTGCTATTCTTAACAGTGGTTGTAGATTCTTTGATAAGCGTATTGGACAGTCAACTACACTAACAGGTCGACAGATTGTTAAGCATATGGCTGGTAAGGTTAATGAAATTATTGCCGGCGAGTATGATTACCGAGGTAAAGCAGTTATCTATGGTGATACAGACTCGTGTTACTTTAGTGCTTATAAAACACTACAAAAAGATATCGACAAGGGCCTTATTCCTTGGACTAAGGAAAGTGTTATCCAGTTGTATGACCAAATTGGAGATGAAGTTAACACTACATTCCCACAGTTTATGTTGGATACTTTCCACTGTCCAAAAAGCCGTGGTGAAGTTATTAAAGCAGGTCGTGAAATTGTCGGCTCTAAGAGTTTGTTTATTACTAAGAAACGTTATGCTGTTCTTTACTATGATAAAGAAGGCAAGCGTACAGACGTAGATGGCAAGCCAGGCAAGATTAAAGCTATGGGCTTGGACCTCAAGCGTAGTGATACTCCAGAATTTATTCAAGACTTCTTGAGTGATGTTCTTGAAATGGTATTGATGGGCAAGCCTGAACAAGAAGTGCTAGATGCTATTAGCGAATTCCGTATCAAGTTTAAAGCTCGTCCTGGTTGGGAGAAAGGTTCTCCCAAACGTGCTAATAAGATTACAGAATATCAAGGTAAAGAAGCCAAAGCTGGTAAAGCCAATATGCCCGGACACGTTCGTGCAAGCATTAACTGGAATACGTTAAAGCGTATGTACAATGACAAATACTCTATGGGTATTACCGATGGTGCAAAAGTTATCGTTTGTAAACTCAAACCTAATCCGTTAGGTTATACATCAGTTGCTTATCCAGTGGATGAACTGAGGTTACCACAGTGGTTCAAAGATTTACCATTTGATCACGCTGAGATGGAACAGACCATCATTGATAATAAGTTAGACAACTTAATCGGAGTTCTAAAGTGGGATGTTCAATCCACTGAAGAGAAAAATACATTTAATAGTTTATTCGAGTTTTAATATGAAAGTTATAATTGCAGGATATGGGTTTGTTGGCAAGGCTGTTGCCAGCTCATTAAAAGAAACAGTAATACATATCGTAGACCCTAAGTACACCACTGGCGAAATAAATCATTATCCAGATGCAGATGGCGTTATTATTTGCGTAGGTACTCCAGAAACAACCACAGGCGATTGCGATGTCAGTCAAATTTATCAGGTAATGGATCAGATTCCCGAGACTATGCCAGTGCTAATAAAATGTACTGTTCGTCCAGACTACCTAAATAGACTGTTGATAAATTATCCTAATCATAAAATCTGCTATAGTCCAGAGTTTCTACGTGCGGCAACAGCTAACGAAGATTTTGCCAATCAGGAATATATGATACTAGGCGGATTTGATCCTAATTGGATGTGGGAGAATTTATTTAAAAAATCTCTTAAAAACCTAAATAATATTGAACATTGTACACTTACAGAAGCCAGTATGATAAAATATACCACTAATTGTTTCTTAAGCGTCAAAGTAACGTTCTTTAATCAAATTTATGATATGTGCCAAGCTAATGGTACAGACTATAACAAGATTGTTGAACTATTAAAATTGGATGAGCGTATGGGTACAAGTCATATGCAAGTTCCAGGACCAGATGGAAATCGTGGATTTGGGGGTGCTTGTTTCCCCAAAGACACAAGTGCATTTATGCACTATGCAGATACATTGCAGATGTCGCATACCCTAGTGGAATCGGCAATAAAATATAACAAGAAAGTTAGAAAATCATTGACATAGTCACTAAACTTAATTATAATCACTTTAACGGAGAATCTTATGAAAGACTTTTTACAAGACCTAGTAGCACATACACATAGTTTGGGCTTCCTACCTTTGGTCAAGGTAAGTGCAACAGATAAAGAAACAACTATCGAATCAATGGCTGAAGATCGTAGCGTTATTCTTAACGCAAAGACTAAAGAGCCAGTTGAAAACTTGGAAGGTACATTTGGTATGCCTAACTTAAACAAGTTGGACATTCACTTGAAGTGTCCAGAGTACAAAGAAAATTTTACCATTAACGTAGTTAAACAACAACGTAACGGTGAAGACATTCCAACAGGCTTACACTTTAAAAACGGTTCAGGCGATTTCCAGAATGACTATCGCTTTATGAATCAAGACATCATCAATGAAAAATTGAAGACTGTTAAATTTAAAGGTGCTAAGTGGGATATTGAATTTACACCAACAATGGCAAGTATTCAAAAGTTAAAATTCCAATCAGCGGCACATACAGAAGAAAACACTTTCCAAGTCACAGTTGACAATGGTAATTTAGTATTCAGCTTTGGCGATGCAAGTACACACGCTGGATCATTTGTATTCCAAGCAGGTGTTGATGGTAAATTGCGTCAAACTTGGAGTTGGCCAGTTGCGGCAGTTCAAAGTATTCTTAACTTAACTGGTGACAAGACTGTACGTATTGCAGATGCAGGTGCTTTACAAATTACAGTAGACAGCGGTATTGCTGAATACGAATACATTCTTCCGGCACAAAGCAAGTAATGAATAAGAACCTGACCGCAGCACAGAACGATTATGCTTATTTCCTGCCAGCAACGTCAGGATTTTATAGCACGTACATAGGCAAACAGCGTCACGGTAACTATGTGGATCCAGCTCGTATTCCTGCGAGCTTTGGACCTATGGGCATCGAGGCAATGAATTATTTAGATCCCAATGCGGCATTTTATTACGATCATTGCTTGTATTCAGCAGGTCACGCTAACTTAGATCTTAATAAATTTGATGCTGGCGAGGATATGTTCCGCAACCGTAATCGTAGTACTAGTTGGGTATTAGGTGATTCAGGTGGATTCCAGATTGGTAAAGGTGTTTGGCCTGCTGACTGGAAAGATCCTAATTGTCCTAAAGCACAAAAGAAACGTGAACAGGTTTTAAACTGGATGGACACGTTAATGGATTACGGTATGGGCTTAGATATTCCAGCCTGGGTAGCCCGTAGTCCAGCAGGTGCGGCCGCAACAGGTATTAGTACATACGCAGAAGCCGTTCAAGGTACGTTTATCAACAACGATTATTTCATTAACAATCGCAA